TCCACCATTGAAGTATAATCCGAACACCCTATTCTTTATAGGGACACTGTTCGGACAAACAACAAAACACCGAGTAGAGTAACAAGCTCTGCCCGGTGTTTTGTTGTTGGTGGGTAGAGCGGGTAGAGAAAAATCGCAATTTCCCATAAACTCTCTTATAGTAGCTCTCTTATAGACTACTTTATGAAAAATACAGATTTACTCTACCCACTCTACCCGTAAGGAGGAATATATACTCAACAGCCTGTCGGCTGAGTGAGCCGTTTAGGACTTTTTCAGTTCGAGAACAGCAGATTCAATCAGATTGTCGATAGAGTCAAGGTCGAGGGTATAACCCTTCTCTTTCAGATAGTTCAGAACATAGGCTTTCTTCTCAGCCCCTCGACCTGTTCCGTTGTAAATCATCTCAGCAGCTTCGACAGCTACCTTGACCCAATTCTTGATTTTGGCGAACTTCTCTGCATCGACCTTAGCTTTCAGGTAAGGGATGAGGAAGGTGGTGATGACAGCCACAATCAGAGTGATAATGGCAGAAGCGATGTTGGTTAAATCAGTCATTGCAAATACCTCCTAAAAATTATCGGAAAAATGTTGTTCCTGCGGAGCGACCTTGTACTGCCGCATAAGTTTGATTCTGTTCTCGACTTTGGCTTTTGAGTAATAGAAGCCTGTCCCAGTTGCTACCTCGGCGGCTACTGACGGTATGAGGTAAGCAAGGGGTGTAAGGTCGAGAGTACGCCATATCATTATCATTGTGAAGATGATGACTACGGCGTTCATAACACCCGCAACAATGAGGATTTTCTTTGAAAACTCCTTCGGCTGGTTTCGTACTCTCCTCATACCGCCATCCCTCCTTATGCTTTGGTGAAAGTTCCCTTGTCTACCCAACCATAAACGGTAGCACCGCCGCCGATGATTCTGACAAGGTGGTAAGGGTGCTTGCCGTTATAGGTCTGCGTGATTTTTGCCTTACCCGGTCGGCAGGACACCGCTCTGCTACCGTTGGAACTCGAATAGTGAGTGTTGCCGTTGAACATAACGGTATCGCCTACCTTCGGAGTCCAAGCCGTCTCAGGGGGCGTAGAAGCAGCGTTCACCACGGTAAGGTACTTTGTGTTGACCGGGCTACAAATAGCGTTCCTGCCGTCCTGAGACTTGTCAATGACGGCTCTATCGCCTACGACCTCACGGACAATCCAATTCTTCGCTTTGACCCATCCGGGGATAGCCTTGCCGCCGTAGTAGACGGCATTGGAAGCGAGCTTCACGATGTCCCCAACCTTGACGGCACTCGGTTTTTCGGGGGTAGGCTCAGGCTTGACCTCGGTCGTTGCGCCGAGTTTGGCGTTGACCTTTGCGGCAATGTCTCCGTGTCGCTCGTAGAGATATGTACCGGGACAAGACTTGTTCGCATAGTCTCTGTGAACGGTCATGTTACAACCGTCAAGGTGATTCATGCGCTTGTTCTTGTCAGTACTCCAAACGAGCTTCTTGATACCGTTACGGCGGCAAATATCAGCCACAAGCTCAATGAGGGCATTGTAAGCCCTGTCGGTAACGGTATACGGCTCTTTGGTGTCAGAAGCTACCTCAATAGTGATAGCCCTTTGGTCGTTGGCGTTCGAGGAAGAACACCACGACCTGTTTTTCTCTTCCACATACAGACCGATAGAGCCGTCAAGCCCAACGCCGTAGTTGGAAGAAGCCTGTCGAGAGGTCGGCTGAAAAATCTCGCCGATTCTCTTTGCAGTACATTGACCCACCACACAATGAATGGTGATGGTGTCAATAGCATGAGTTCTTTGCCCGGAATGGTTAGGACTCAACAGAGTTACATTCACGAGCGGACTGTTTGTGTAAGCCATTGTTTTAATCCTCCTTCTTTACAGGTAAATCTAAGAACTTCTCATGAAGGTCATCCATAACGCCGTTTGCGCCGAGGGAATGATACTGCTTCCAACAGTTTTCAAAGTTCTCTCTTGCATAAACAGGGGCGTACCCCTTTTCGTCATACTTGTTATAGTCGGCAATCATCTGACTGCGGAGCAGAGCTTGAATGCCGGATTTCAGAGCCACGGTGTCATCCTTATTTTTCTTGATGAGGGAGTGCAGGAACTTGAATATACCTGCGAGAATAGCGGGGACTCCGAACAAGCAGAGCCATTGATAAATTGTCATTCCGTAATCTCCTCCCATCCGTAGACCCCCGGCTCCCAAACATTGTTGTTCACGGTAGACTTCCAATGCTTGCTGTTATGAGATACTTTATCTCCCATAGAGTAGGCATCATGCGCCCCGATGGGCTGATACCATTCCGGGTATTCCTCCTGCGGGTTGCCGATTTGAGTCCACATGGAAGGGGTTTCGGACGGCTTTGTGTTTTGAGCGGTTGTGAGTACATCGTGAATGGAACGATAAAGGTTGCCGCCCTCAGATACGATAGCTCCCGCTTTACCCGTCCAATTTTCGTTCCACTCGATAAACAGCTTCGGGTGGTCGGTGATGACCGCTTCATCAAGCTCACCGCTTTCAGCGAGCTTGACAAAGACAATGGTAGAGATTTCTCTCTGCTCCTGTTCGGAGATTCCTGTTTTCTTAAAAACGCTGCTCATTCAAAATTACCTCCAATCTGAGAAACATAACACGCACCTTCGCCCTCTCCACGAGTAACGACAACTTTGATGATGACACCCCAATTCGTCCCTGTTTTGGTCGTGTTCTCAAACACATGAACGAGACCGCCTGTTACGGAAGTTGTGGCATCTTCCCAAGTGGGAGAGGTGTCAAATCCATTGTTACAGACATATACCTTAAAATCGGACTCAGCCGGGATACTCCGAGTGACCGTGATTTTGATACGAGTTGGACGAGTATTGGAGGTATAAGGGGTTGTGTTTTGGATGGTAAAACTGTTGACCGATTTCGTAAAGGTATAAGTTCTTATGGTGGTCGAGTTACTACCATCATTCGCCTTTATTTTCATTGTGTGAGAGCCATTGCTCAGTTGAAGCCATGTACTCCCGGTCACATAAAAGGTATTTGTCTCCCCAAGCGTTACTACATACGAGCGAATAGGCTCATCGTCAAGGAGTTCGTCAACAGTGACAGAATCATTGTCTGCATCTGTGACCGTGTAAGTTTGCGTAAATCCTTCGCTTTTTGTGCCGAGATTTGCATTTGACCCGGAGATAACAGGCGGTTGATTGTTGATGACCGTCCGGGATGCACTCGTTTGATAATCACTCGTAGCCCCCTGAGAGTCATAAGCGCAGACACGATATTGAACGGTAGTCCAACCGTATGTAATGCTGTCGACATAACTGCGGTTTGCGCCCTTATAGACCTGAGTCCAAGAGCCTGTCCCAACCTTCCTTTGAAGGATGTAGCCGGAGAGGTTGCCGTCAGGGTCGGTCGATGCACCCCAATTAATAGTTGCGCTCTTGCCGCCGTAGACGGAAGTAGGCACATTGATATAGGAAGGTTTCGTAGGAGCTTGATTCCATACGAAGGTGTAGCATCCGTCAGCATCGGTGCTGTCAGATACCAAGAGAGAAGAGGAAAGATTCAAAGCGGGACGAACGCCACTGAGACCACCGTAAGCATAGTCGGCGTTCAAACCACCATCCGAGTTGACACGCCGAGCGCCGCTGGCGTTCGAGCCGTAAGGCGTTCTCAGCCACCAATACCAAGCGGTAGTTTTACTCGAAGGTTTAGAACTCGAAGGAGTGTTGCTGAAACACTGCTGTGTGAGATACCCGATACGAGCGGTATTGCTCGTGTAGTACCCCCACGCCGCACCTTCGGCGATGCTGTTTTCGTTAGAGAGACCGACTTCGGTTGTGGACGGTAGGAATACCTTGCGAACAACATCCTCATAAGAGCCGCCGTCTACACTCGGTTTGACAACACGAATGGTTGTCGAGAGAATAGCGGCTTTTTCATCATCCGTAAAACCGTTCAAAAAACCGGGACGGCTTGCGTACTGAGTATTTGCATATACCACACTTGAACTGTTCGGCGATTGGTCTGCACTATGAGCTGCGCTATACCATGCGCCACCTGCGGCATCTTTGTTGAGCCATTGGTCGAGGTTAGAGACGGAATAGCGGTTGTTACCGTAACTCTGTCGGTCGGAATTGCTGTTACTCGGCTCTTTGGCATCGAAACATCTCAGGTCAAGAATCTCAGCGGCGTGTAGCGTGATTGCATTTGTGGGATATGCGGGAGTGCATTGATGGTTTTTGGCAACCACAGTCCACACAATCGGCTGCGCCGTCTCTGAGTTTACCTGAAACTTACCGAACTTGACTTTCGCCCCGGTCGGCAGATTCGACAGTAATTGAGACATCTTTGTTATCCTCCTTGAATAGTGAATTGTATAACTCGTCCATCTCTCGAACGAGATGATGACAGTTACCTCGAAGAGCATGACCCTTCCACGATTGATATCGGAGTATGCAGAATACAGGTTGGATGACTCGCTGTTGCGCCCGATGAGCCAAGTGACAAAGAACATCAGAATGGTGGTCTTACCGACACGAGGCGGCATGGAGATGAACAGTTCATCAAGTTCATCATCTACGAGCTTTTGCAGATTATCCACAACCTGTTTCAGAATACGGCGGCGGGGCTGATAGAAACGCTCCTCCGGCTTTCGGTTAATTTCGATGTAGAGAAGATAGCTGTCGAACTTGTACGGTGCATCGAATAGCAAACTGCGCCGATACAGGTCAAACAGTTTTGCATACGCCGAGGTTTTCATTCCACGGCTGATATACGACCGCAACTCAGTGTTGGTGTCGTGCGCCAACTTGAAGTCGGACTCCTCGATACTACGGCAAAGCGAGAACACATCCTCGTATGCCCGATAGTCAGAGGGGTCTTTTTGTATTTCAAAAAATATTTTGGATATGAGTTTTTCGTTATCCACTTTCATTACCTCCCAAAAGAAAAGGACTACCCGAAGGTAGTCCCTGTTGACTGTTACTCATCGCCCTGTTGCGAGAGCCTTAATCCCATAAATAACCTGCAACCCACTCAAAACGGCTGCGCCATGAATCATTTTCTTTTTTCTCTTTCTTTGGCTTAGGGAGTTTTCCTCCACATAAAGCGTATATACCGTAGAACGGCAAGAGGATAAGAGTAATGACGAACGCAAAGGTATAGATAAATACATACCCGATTATCTTGAAAAACATCTTAAACGCCCATATCATCGTTTAGCCCTCCTTTTTGAGAATCGGCTCGTGAACGCCCTTGACCCAATTCATATCCTTGCCGTACTTATACATCCCCTCGTAGAAGGGGCGGTTATCCCGGATGCTTCTTACATTGGACTCACGGAAGGGTGTACCTTTGCGGGTGGTATAACCTGCGGCAGTTAAACCATCAGCGATGTCCCAAAGGGTACGACCTGCATCCAATCCCTCAAAGACTGCTTTAACGATAGGCACTTCGTCCTCATTGATGACAAGCTGACTGTTTTCCACCTTATACCCATAAGGACTACGACCGCCGCTATAACCTCCGGCTTTCGCCTTGATTCTACGACCGCTGCTTGTTCTCATCGCAATGTTACGCCGTTCCTGCTCAGCCACGAAAAGCATGATGGAGCGATAGATACCGCTTAGACCGTTGTCATCATCAAACTGTTCGCAGACACTCAGGAGCTTGATGTTCTTCTTTTCGAGAGTGTAGAGGTAGTAGAAGTAGAGCTTAATGTCTCTCGCCATACGGTCGGACTTTGCAACGATGACCGCTTCATAGGGAGGATTAGTTACATCAGTTCCATAGAGAATCTTGTCAAGCTCAGGGCGATTGTCTTTGACACCGCTCACAGCCTTGTCAATAAACCATTCCACGATATTGTAGCCATTCTCGTTGGCGTAGAGGAGAATGGATTGTTTTTGAGAGTCAATGCCGAACTTATCGTCTCCGACCTGTCCTTCGGTGCTGACTCGAATATATCCAACTGCGTTTTTGAAGTTCATGGTATCTTCCTCCTGTTCGCATTTATTATATCACAAGTTTATGCGAATGTCAATAGGTTTTTGCGAATTGTCTTTTTATTTTTTGCGAGTGGTTACGACCCTCACCCGCCCCGAAACCCTCGCCCGGTTTCCCCCTCCGGGGGTATGCTGCCCCGGAACGCCTGAGCAGCGAGCAACGCCGAGCCGAAAGCCGGACAAAATGCAACTTGAAACGCCGAACGGCTGACAATCGCAGAAAATCTTGAAAAACTTTCGCAGAAACTCTTGACAAGTAAATGCGAATGTGCTATAATGATACCGTAAACAAAAGAGAGCGCACCCGGAAGCCCTGAGAAAGCAAGACCGGGAACGCTCACACAAACCAACCCACGCCGGGCGGCTGCTCCTCCATTATAGCACAAACCCGGCACAATTACAAGGAGGAAACCCCATGAAAAAAACAATGTTGACTTGCGACACCCTCGACCGCTTCGAGAAGTTCATCAACCCCGAAACACTGACCGCCGAACAGGTGCAGGAGGTCGAACACCTCGCATATTGCGCCAACATGGGCGCAGAGAGCAAGGAAAGCGCATGGACTCGCTTTTGCGAACTTGTCAAGCACTTCTTAAACCTCGACATCATCGACACCGAGAAGCACCCGAACATTAGAAAGGCAATAGCAGACCACGAAGCCGAAACCCTCGACAAGTTCAATCAAGAGATTGAAACCAAGACCGCCGCCGACATCCTCGCAAGTTGGTATTTGAAGCAGTACACCACCCCGAAAACCCTTGAAGCCATCAAGAACACCGCACCCGAAGAGAAACCCGCCGCCGACATCCTTGTCAAGATGAAGGCGAAGAAGGCAAGAGAGGAAGCCAAGAACACGGCGAAACGCCTCGAAGCTCTTGCCCTTGCTGAGTCTTGCAAGCTGCCCGAATCGGTCAATATTTCGGTTGAGTTCACCCGCTCCCGCACATGGGGAAGCATCCCACACGCCACCATTACGGCAGAACAGCGGCGCACCTTCGGAACGGCGAGCGGCTGCGGCTATGATAAGGAATCGGCGGCAATTGCTTCCGCTATGAATCAAAACTCCGAAGTTATGCGGATTCTGTACGACCACGCCGAGAGCGGGAAGGGTTTCCCGTATTCTGTCCATACTTTCGCCGGGCTGCCGTCCTTTGATGGTGGTTGCGGGGTTTCCTGCTTCCGCTCTGTGTTCGAGGCTTGCGGCTATGAGTGGCGGCAGGTCGGCAACGGTAAGACCTTCAACGCCTACGCAATCACCCGCAAATAACAACGAGAGACACCGAGCCGGGGCAGTTCGTCCCGGCTCATTTCGTAGGAGGTGAAACCATGCCGAAAGAATGGAAAACGCCCGGAGGAACGGCGGCGGCGGTCTGTCTCGATATGCTCAAACAACCGCATTTACTCATTGCAGGAAGTACGGGAAGCGGTAAAAGCGTACTTTTGAACACGCTCATTTACACCGCACTTTACAAAGCCCCGCACCGCTGCCGCTTCATCCTGATAGACCCGAAACGGGTTGAACTTATCGACTATAAGGAACTACCGCACACGCTCATATATGCGAGCGAGCCGCCCGACATTGCCGCCGCTTTGGTGTACGCTGTCGAGGTCATGGAAGAGCGATACAAGCGAATGCAAGCCGCCCGGCAGAAGAAAAGCACCGAGCCGGACATATTTGTTATTGTGGACGAGTTCGCCGACCTCATGACAACACAGAAGCGGGAAATCATGCCGCAAATAATACGCCTTGCACAACTCGGAAGAGCCGCAAACCTGCATTTGATTAGTGCCACCCAACGACCGACACGGGACATTATCAACGGTCAAATCAAAGTCAATCTTGATTCACGGGTTGCATTACGGTGTCCGACCGCTCAGGACTCCCGAAACATCATCAACACCAAAGGAGCGGAAACGCTGCCCCGCTACGGTTTCGGGTACTACCTCACGCCGAAGGGCTGCGAGCTTATCAAAATACCCATGACACCGCCCGAAGCCATCGCCGAGCGGGTGCAATGGTGGGAAGCTCAGAAGCCGCACAAATCCATATTTGACCGCATAG